TCAATAACAACTTATGCCGACGGCACCAAAAAGAAGTGGCTCGTATATTCAGATACAGTAGTCTCAACTGTTCCGCTTCAGGCAAGTGATACTGCACACCAAAAAATAACTTTAATCCCATGAAAGACCTCATCCTAAAAGTGCTGCGGGAGCATTCGTATAAAAATGGCGATGACGAGCCATTTGAACATCTTGTTATTGATGAATCGGAATTCGAGAATATTGCCGACGCGATCGTGAAGGAGCTTATTTTATTTTCCGCCCGGATCGAGATGCAGGAGCATCAATTTGAATGGGCCGGCGAAAAAATTGAAACCTTGTTATCTAAAATGAAAGATTACGAGAAAGATAAAAACTACGAAAGCGAGGAAAGTTTCTTGCGGCGCATGAAGCTCACCGAGGCATGGCTTGATGAGGCGAGATTTGAGGGCCGTGTAGAAGACGAAGCACGCAAAATGCAATCCGTCACGCGAAAATTCAATGAGACTTTGGAAAAGGTAAGGCGTGATCTTGATGGCGATAACCTCACCGCCCCAACACCGCCCGCAACTCCGGCCGACGACGAATCGCTTCCGAAGCCGTGATGTAGTCCTTCGAGTGGCGGCATCCATAACCGCCCATGCGCTCTGAAGTGTAAGCGCCGTCTTTGGCCTCATTCCATATCGGTCCGCAATCCTCGTTTAGGTCTTTCACCCACTTGTCCGCTTCGTCGTTCGTGAACACCTTGCCGTTGTTCTTTTCGCAGAAACAGCGCGAGGATGCAATCTTACCGCCTGAATAGATGAACGCAGGCAGGCCGATCACCTCAGCGAATTCAGCGGCAGCGACACGGTCGTGCTGCTGGTAGGTGTCCATAAGGTACGTGTTCAGGTGCCGCGTTAATTCCCCGTTCACCTTGTCCGTGCCCACGATCGTGACTTTCAAATCCTCCTGCATATCCTTCAGCGCGACCTTGCCTGCGATGCCCTTTAGCACGACGTTCTTAACCGTGCGCACCGTCTTCTTGTCGTTGATAAACCGGTCGAGGAAACCGCCTTTGTTGATGCTGCCTTTCGAGTTTATCCCGAGCTGCTTACGAAGGCGCTTGTTGGCTACTTCGGTAGCGGCAGGAATCTTATTGGTCGCTTCACCGATGATACGGAAATACTCGGCGTTCTTTTGCGTGATGGACGTCATGTCGCCGGTGAACTGGCGGATGATGTCAATGAAACCGGCTTTGCGAAACTCTGCGAATATCTGGTCAATCGCAGCAACGAGCGTGAGGTTTTTCTGCCCGTCGGTGATCCTGCCTTCCGCGAGGTCGAGCTTGTCGATGAACCGGTCCAGCACTTTGTTGTACAGCGCTTTTTCAGCCGCTGAAACTTTCTTCAGTAGCTTTTCTTGCGCGCCTTCTATAAAGTCGCGTTTGAAGTCGGCGTATTCGGCGCGGGTCATTCAGCGGGAACGGCAGGAAGTACGGTAGCGGGTTCTTTTGGTGCTTTAAGTGCGATGTAACTGTCGATTTGTTTGTCAACCCGCTTTGAGATCGACTCGAAAGACATGTCGTAAAGATAAATCGCGTTCCCTTCCTCATCTTTGAGGTTTTCCGCCGCAACTTCCTGTTCGATGTTGATGAAAATGGTGTTGAAATACACCCAAAGCACTTCAGTACGCTCATCCGACATTTCATTGTTCAGGATAAGCATCACTTCGGCGGTCGTCTTGTCCGAAAACGGCTGGAATTTCTCCTTAACACGGATGCGCTTCAGTTCGTCGGGCTTGTCTTTGAACATTACGCCCGTAAGCTCATCGGAAATCGCCTGCTTCACGTATCCCGGCGCGTTGCTGCTGGATGCCTTCGCCAGTTCATCGAGCAGTTCATCACGGGTGCGGAATTGAAAGTCTTTCGGGAACTTGTAAATAACGATAATGTCCGGAATATCGATGTAGTACGCGCTCACCTTCACCTGATACGTGCGGACGGCGGCATACTGTGTGGCGAACGGGGCAAGTGTGTCGTAAATCGCGTCCTTGTCGATGTTCTGCTGCGTTGCCGTGGTCGTTACTTCGGTCTTGCTGTAAATGTCCGAGTTGTACATCGCCCGCTTGCACTCCTCCGTAAGCTCTTTGATGTATTCGTCCTGAAAACGCAGCAAATCCACCTGCAACTGCGGGTAGTACACCATTTTGCTCAGGTCGATGATGTCTTTAGGATCGCGGGGCATGGGAATGGTGATCGCGTCCTGAGCAGAAGTATGCAGCGGCATGTGGCCGGTCCCGCCACAGGTTTCGCACTTGCCCGTGCCCTCTTTGTTCATTCCTTCGATGCAATGCGAGGTGCAGCGAGGAACGGTTGCGATCTTCTGGTGGAACGCATGCAGCGACATGGAAATATCCATTTCCGAAACGGACTTCAGCGACTTACGCAGGTAAGGCATTGCAGGCTCCAGCGGTGATACGCACGTGCGTCCCTTCGTCACGAGGTCGCGCTTGTATCCAACGCGCTTTGCCGGGGTGATCTTTGACTTGTGCTCGTACAGTCGCACGATAAACGCGTCATTGTCTCCCGTTCGCAGCACCGGCACCATTTCGTCGTTAATGGGGTATTCTCTTTGCTCACCAACCGGTATCGCTTGGTACAACTTCGCGTCAACCGGGTCGAGTGAAATAGCATACACCGGCAGGTAGATGACGTAGCGCGTTCCTTCGGTGGTTTTGTCGCCCACCTTCACATCGTGCTTGCACGCCGTCACCATCCATTGCAGAACGTTGTTTTCGTAACAGTAGTTTACGCATTGCTCTGACAGGTATTCGATCGGGTACGGCTTAACCGGGCCGGTGAGGTTGCCCATCTGATCGCGCTCGCCGTCCATGAATTCCGTTACGATGAACGCGTTCGGATCGACGAACGAAAGTTCGATGTAGCGCCCGGCCATGTACGAGTCGAGCGTTTCATCGCCGTAGTATTCGCGTATCGCCGTGTCGATCTTTTCGCGCTTTGCCTTCGCGTTCGTATCGTCCTCGAAGTCGATAATATCCGTGATGTTGTTGACACGAGGCACCTTGTACGGCAGCGACATAAGTCGGGAGCAAACGGACGGCGTGATCGCAACGGTGAGGTCCACCCGCTGCTGAAATTCCATGTCGTTTTCCCGGCGCACGACGCGCTTCAGGTATTTCTCGATACCGTCGCCGGAAATAAACGCGTGGTAGTCGGCGGCAAGCTGCACACTACGTCCGTAGTCTCGGTGTCGCTCACCTTTTGCGGTGCGAATAATGGCTTCGAGTCCTTCGGGTGCTGCATCTTGAATCTGCTGGTAATTCATCAGGGGTAACGTTTTTGTAAAGGTATTTCATTTCAGGCACATGCCCGCGCTGCCGCCCATGAGCCCGCGCATGTATGACTTCAGCACATCTTTCAGCGCTTTGTTTTTGATCTGCGACCAATGTTTAAACGCATCATCCACCGGCATTGACGCCAGCAGCAATATTTCGTTACGTCGCCGCTCATCCAAAAGTGTTGTTTCCTTACTGCTCATACAGGCTTTCAAAAGATGCTATTAGCGAATATTTGTGCGCGTCGAACATGTGCCCGTATTTCTCGTAACTGCCGTTTCCGCTGGGGTCTTTTTCCATCTTCTTGTAATAGCCTCCGTCCGGCCCTTCCTTCAGGAATTCGAGGTCTAAGATAAGGCGTTTGCACACGGGGGAAATCACTATTTCAAGTGATGGGAAACCGCCTGCGTGAACCTTGTTAATGAACTGGCGGCTTTTGTCGAGGCCGGGGTTTCGCATCAGCGTCCGGTCGCTGGAACGCGAAATGTACGGAGCCAGCACCCGGCGTACGACATCGTAGTTATGCTCAATGGAAGTGGTGTTATGATTCTTTCCCGACGCGTCTCCGGTATAGAACACGCCGGGGTTTTCTTTGCCTTCCAGATACCGCGCCGCGAACCCCCGGCACATCGCTTCGGTATTGTTGCGCGGCGATTCAAGAGCGATCTCATCGAAGTACTGCACCCGGTATCCTTTCTCCGTTTTGATGATCTGAAAGCAGAGCATGGACATGTACGGGCGGTAGTTGAAATCCAGCGAAATATGAATCGGCAGGCCCGGCACCAACTCGCATTTCTTCACCGTCTTTTCCCGATCGAAGCCTGACACGTATTCACCACCCGTCTTCGCGACAGGCGACGCGTACACGAGCATGTTGATTCGGTTCTGATTCCCAGCGTTGTCGTTGATGATGTTTTCTATATACCCCTTCGGCAGGTTGTGCTCATTGTGGTAGCTGGATGCTATCACGACCTTCTTACCGTTCTTTATCCGTGAAAAATAATCTGTCTTGCTGAAAATGTGCTGGTGTATTTCATCGATCGTGTCCTGATCATTGATGTCGAACCATTCGTTTATCCAGTCAACTTTCGCAGGCGAGGTAATAATGTAAAGAGGGTTCCAGTCTTTGAAGCCCTCGCGAGGTTTGCCAATCAACTCCCCCGATTCGCTTATGTAAAGGCCCGGCTGTCGCAAGCGCCCGATAACCACCTCTTTCGCCGCCGCTTCTTCGGTGTCCTTTGTTTCGTCGAGTATCGCCCAACCGAATTCCGTGCCGTCGAGCGTGGTGTAGTTGTCGAGCGATGCGGTAAGGATCATCGCGCCATTTGAAAAGCATATCGTGCCGTCATAGCGTTCAAGCTGCTCACCGTATTTTATCCACGCCTTCGGAGGACAGATGTTCACCACGTAGTCGGCGTTTCGCTTCCAGTTGAATTCCTCGCCCCACACGTTGAATATTTTCCTGAGCGTGGATTTTGAAAGCTGCTTGTATGTGTTCGTTCCGATGAAGCCGGTAACATGCGGCATGTTGCGCACGAAGTCAGCAGAGATCAGAGAGGAGATGTGAGTTTTTCCGAAACCTATACCACACAGCAACAAATTACGATCGCACGCGGACGTAATGAAATCCTCCTGCGGCGCGGATAGGGTTATTTCCTTGACGGGCACTAACGATATTTTTTATCCCAAAGGATGTTGAATATTTGCCAGCTCACGTCACCGATCATATACGCCCACGCTTCGTGCGAATCGTCGCTCAACTTAAATCCAATGTTGCGAAGAGTAAGGTCGCAGGCGTGAAATATTTCGTGTGTGAGTGTTTTGTATTTGCTTGCGCGATCAGGCCATTCGCGCATTACGACCAATGCAAATGTGCTTCCGTTGCAATACGTCATTCCCGGCGACGTATCGGATTCTGGCAACAGCGCCGGCATGTTTTTTATTTTATTGAGCCTAAGTATTGACTCTATTTTCTTATTCGACTGTCCGAAAGAGAAAATAATCCCTATGCCAAAAACCTGAACGTTAACTGCGAAGTTTCCAGACTTCTTAATTTCTTTTTTCTTCACGGATGCCATACGTACTCCTTTCTCATTAGGTAATTGTAGTTGTCGAAATTCACCTCTTTCGGTCGGCGCACGTAGATGTGCATCGGGCATTTGATGTTCAGCACGTCCACGTCGAGCATGTAATTGAGCGCGGTTCCGACCGTGTGAATCTCCGCTGCGTTTTCCAGCACCATCCCCCAATCCATCAACGTGAAGAAACCGGTTTTCTTTATCTCAATCACGCGCATGCCTGCGGGAGGCGTGATGCGAATGTGCCCGA